GGGGTGGATCTATGATTTGGAAGTTCAGCCTATACAGCACTGCAAGTGTGTCTAAGTAAAATAAAATAAAGGGTTTGCTTCCTACATAGACACTTAAGTAATAAAATTTACCCAGATCCAAATTCTGCAAGGATACCTATATAATAACCATCACTTACATTTGTTTCCATTTTCTCTAAAGGGTTTACTCATCATTAGCTAGTAAATGATAAACATTAACTAGCTAATGATAAATCCTTATCTCTAAAACCCTAACCTAACTTATTCTACCTACGTTTATTTCCTTTCATACCTTTTACTTTTATCTCTAAGTTCAAAAATTATAAATTATAGGTTTCATCTATTGAAAAATCGTTTACTATCTTTGCTGTGCATTCCCTTATATATAATATATAGAAATTTTATATAATAATTATAATTACTTAGGTAACAATTACCCTTACTTTTTGGTATAGTAACTTTTATTTACCCTTGCTTTTCTTATGGGTATCCTGTATTCATCAGGTATAACCTAAAGGAGAGATAGAATGGAAACTAATATCACTGCACACCTAGCACATGATGAAGAACTTGTTGTCACAAAACGAGCAACAAGAAAAGTTCATGTGCCAGCTTATGATTGCTTTGGAGGCAATACTAATATGAAAACTCAAGAACCATCATTCCCAAATTTATATCTTGTCTTTGGTAATCTGTCTAAGCCAGCAAGTTGGATGTGGTGGTCACTTGTTAAAAGCAGGAATGCAGCAACAAATGAGGTTGTCTTTAAGGCTGCAGACAAGTTGTGGGAGATGAAGATAACCAAGGCGTATAAAGAATTATGTGAGGTAGACTTGGTTCGTCGTATCAGGAGACAACATTACTTAATAAACCCGAAAGCAGTGATACCTATATTTGATAATTTCAGGGGTATCACTGACAAGTGGGATAACTTAGGAGATAAGAAAGTAGAACCAAGGGCGGTTCCATAATAGGAACCAGAGCAATCAAGTCTAACAGGAGATAGACAAGATGAAGAACCCATTGACAGTGTACAACTACCTAAAGGCAGGGAATGCTACAGTCACTCTCACTGATACCAGAGATGGATGCTGGTTCACTTATAGAGTGCTGAAGAACCGAACTAAAGGCTGGGGTGTATTTCTCATGGTTCAAGCTGAGAAGTATGTTTACATTGGGGTGATTAAGAAGGGGATGTTTCACCATACAGGAGGGAGTAAGTTAACTGAAGATAGTAAGGGATTTGGTATATTCGATAGTCTCATTATTGGTTTAACTAAGAAGTGGGCTATTCCGAGTCATGTGAATGTTCAACATGCCGGCCAGTGTGGTAGGTGTGGAAGGAAGCTTACCACACCAAAGAGTATTGAGATTGGTTTAGGCCCCGATTGCATGGAAATTGTTTATGCTTAACTAATGCTCGTTTAGTCTATCCTGTGAGGAGTAGGTTTGTGGGGGACGAGGTGGAGCGAAGCGACACCTCAAGTCCTGTAACAAAACTGCGACGAGTCAGGATAGACTAAACATAAGAATATAAAATATATTGACTATAATTTAATTTAGACATATATGACTACATAGACCCTATAGTCTAACTAATTAAACCGAGAGGATTGTATGGAAACAAAGATTATAGAAGAGGCTTTGCAAAGTAAGATTTCAAACATTGAACAGCTCAAGTTTGTCACTAAAGGAGGGCAGATTCTACGATGGGTTGTAGTGACTATGGCTAATGGATTTGCTGTCACAGGTAAGCCATCATGTGCAGTTGATCCTACTAATGATGATGAAGAGCTAGGCCAGAAGATTGCTTTGCAGAATGCTATTAATGAAGCATGGATTCTGGAAGGATATGCTCTGAAAGAGAAGTTGGCTAACCCCACATATAATATCAATCCAGTTCCTGCTCCTACAATGAATATGTCCTTTGGTGACGCTATCACTGCAATGAAACAAGGCAGTGACGTAGCTAGATTAGGTTGGAATGGTAAGGGTATATTCATATCCCTGCAAACACCAACTGATCAGAGTTATATGACCACTCCTTACATCTACATCGATAGTACTCAGTTACAGACAGACAATCCTGATGCTGTGTTGAATCGTGTACCTTGGTTCCCATCACAGACAGATTTATTGTCAATGGATTGGTTCATTGTATGATGGATGACTTCAAAGTGGAATGTCCCCCCAAGGAAGATACACACGGCCAACCCAAACCTACCCATATTGACATTCATACCCTTATTCGAATGAGGGCTACTCAGTTAAAGAAGTCCCGTAGTAAACGGAACAAATTACACCTCGCACGATAAGTAGTATCCTCCTATCTCATCTGAGTTTCTAGCCCTCTTTCTATAGAGGGTAACTCAGTTGAACCAAATCCGCTTCACTTCTAGGTAACAAAATGAACGCGCTCACCCTGGATCAGTTCAAACAAGTCCTTCCTGCCAAGATGAAGAAGTCCGTGAACCAAGAGTTATTGGATCGGATTAATTCTACGTTAGAACATCCCGAAACCCTCGCCATACTACGGGAGAATATGCTCTCGTACACCCATGTAATTCAGGATGGGCGTTTCAAACTAGACAGTTATGTCAACGCAGTCAAATATTGTAGCTTCAAGTTCATGGGAGATACGAACAGGAAAGCATACATCAGAACCTTTCCTGATAAGTACACTCAGTTCATGGCTGATGGTGTGTCTGAGAAGGACATCGCCAGTTACTACACGGCATACAACAAGAGTAAGTTAGTCACCATGATCATGGAACAGGCTCTGGTTCCTACTCATATCTTGAATAATCATTTGTACCAGGATGCCTTAAATGTACAGGCTGACCTGATGATGACAGCCACCAGTGAAAAGGTACGATGTGATGCAGCCAATAGTCTGTTGGTAAATCTCAAACCACCTGAGAATAAGAAGACAGAGATCAATCTTGGAATAGAACAAAGTTCAGTCATCGAGGATTATCAACAGGCCATGGTGTTGATGGTTAGAAAGCAGAAGGAATTGATCGAAGCCGGTGGTGATCTACTATCTATTACCAACGCTTCCATCAAGAGAGTGGAACAGACTAAAGAAGACAACACTATCAACATTACACCTGCAAAGCTAATCCCAAGACCTATCAATACAGATACCTCTCCGTTGAATCTGACCCCCTAAATGTCTAGTTACATAAAGAAGCCAGTTGAAGACTGGCTTAAAGATCTGGATTACCGATTCATGGGCTATATGCCTTCTGACGAGGCTCTGTTATTTGTCAACTTTATCAAAGAAGTGAATGGTGGGGCAGAGGAGAACGAAACTCCTTTGGTTCATCTGAAGATGATGGACAATGTATTCAATAAAGAACGTAGATGCGCCATCCTATGTCATCGTGGGATTGGTAAGACAACTGTGTTTGCTGAGTATCTGATTCTATTCGTTGCAGCCTTTGGGGTATTCCCTGGTTTCGGCCTGGTCAACTTAATACTGTATGTCACCGACTCTATTGAGAATGGTGTTAAGAATCTTAGAAGGAATATCGAATTTCGTTACAATGACAGTTCATTTCTGCAGAAACTCATACCCGACCAACGTATATCTGTGGGTACAGATGGTGTTGGTTTCGTTGGGACAGATGAGTATGAGAGGCAAGTCACAGCAGGACGTAAGTTCACGGATATCCGGATAGAATTCCGTAACAACAAAGGTCATATCCTGATTGTAAAAGGGTACGGGTCAAAAACTGGGGTGAGGGGAGCCAAGGAATTAGGTAAACGTCCTACTATAGCTATACTTGATGACCTGGTTTCAGACACAGATGCAGAATCTCAGACAGTCATCAAGACCATTGAGAATACTGTTTATAAAGCAGTATCCAAAGCTCTCCACCCAACCAGACAGAAGATAATATGGCTAGGTACACCATTCAATGCCCGAGATCCTCTGTATAAAGCAGTTGAATCTGGGGCATGGCAGGTAAGCGTATTCCCTATTTGTGAACAATTCCCTGTTACTGAAGTAGAGTTCCGTGGTTCATGGGAAGATCGCTTCCCATACTCGTATGTGAAGGCTGAGTATGATGAGGCCCAAGCTCTGGGTAAGCCAGAGAACTTCAACCAGGAGTTAATGCTGAGAATTATGTCTGATGAGGATCGATTGGTTCATGATGATGACATAGTTTGGTGCAAACTCAAGCATATTCTCAGTAACAAGAATGCCTTCAATTATTACATAACTACGGACTTTGCCACCAGTAAGGAGCAAGCTGCAGATTACTCTGTAATCAGTGTATGGGCAGTGAATTACAAGGGTTATTTCTATTGGGTCGATGGCATTTGTGCTCAACAGGATATGTCCCAGAATTTGAAGGATCTGTTTAGATTGGCTCAAAAGTGGAATCCACAGTCAGTGGGTGTTGAAGTGACAGGGCAGCAAGGTGGTTTTGTCTCTATCATCATGGAGATGATGATGGATAAGAACATCTACTTTACCCTAGCCTCAGAGGGTAATAAAGGTAAACCTGGGATCAGACCTGTCTCAAATAAACTGGTTCGATTCAATACAATATTACCTAAATTCAAATCAAGAGAAGTATTCTTCCCTATTGAACTCAAGAACGAGAAACCAATGTTGGAGTGTATGGATGAGTTGAAACTGCTCTCTAAAGCAGGGTTTAAATCCAAGCATGACGACTTTGGTGATAGTATTTCACAGTTATCAAGTATGACAATATGGCGTCCAAGTGAACCAGTAACACTAATTGAAAAGGACGGTATTTATGAGTTAGAGGAAGAGGATGAATCCTCTGTGTTATCTTCCTACATAGTATAACTTTACTTACTAGACGAAATTGAGTAGATACTTAATATAGTAATCCTCCTTCCTGCAATCCTACTCCGTTCTGGAGAACACTCAATGATCACACTACAAGAAGTATTTGATACATTAGCAACAGGTGAATTCTCAAATCTGAAGTTGGGTAATTCACTGTTAGGTACTATTGCTGAAGAGGATTATCCTAAAATGGTAAGTGCCATTAATTTAGGTTTATTGGATCTCCATAAGAGATTCCCTCTTCGAGATGGTGAGATAATTGTCCAACAACACAAAGATGTAACCAAGTATGAGTTACGTGAAGAGCGTTCTGCCACAGCAGATCTAATGGATGATGAATATTACATCGCACTTGCTGAAGATGAAGATTGGCCAGATGATCTGATTAAAGTTGATAGCCTATGGGAAGATGATGGTACAGAGATTCCTTTGAATGACCTTCGTTGTGCAGATATAGGTGGATTCACTCCATCATTTGATATCTTAAAGATGACCCCACGTTCACCAGCGATACGAGTGCATGTGAAGTATCGAGCCAAGTATCCTAAGATAGTTATCACTGAAGGTTTTGATCCTACACAAGAATTACTGCAGGTGCCTGACTATATACTGGAAGCACTCTTGTTCTTTGTAGCAGCCAGAGTATTCAGAGGAATATCCTCCAAGGCTAGTGAAGGAGAAACCACTTCTGCTCACATGTATTCTACGTTGTATAGAACAGCGTGCCAAGAAATCGATAACCAAGGATTGGTATCACAAGACACCAATGCTACAGATCATTTCATTAATAATGGTTGGGTATAACTATGTTAGCTTCTAAATATGATCCTACCCTACAGCGTGGGGGTACATTTTCTATTGCCATTACATCTAAAGATGTAAATGGCGCTTCTATTGATTTCTCTAAATATGATTTTATGAATCTGCATGTAAGACCTGCCTGGGTAGGTAAACCTGGCTCAATTACAGATGCACCATTGTTGGCTCTATCCACTGAAACAGGTGAAATAACCCTTCCTGATATCCACACAATACAGATAGACATCTCTGCTACAGCTACGGCTGCACTCACTTTTAATAGTGGTAAGTATGAATTGGAGATGGTGCAGAATCCCGATCTTTTAGCCGATCCCCCTATACCAGTGAGGATTGTGGATAAGTTACTCTTCGGTATTATGTCTGTAACAGGAGAGATCCTCGTATGAGTGAAAGTGTCGTCATAGTAAGTAATCCCTTAGCTGTAACTATCAATGACGGTTCACCTACTCGGGTTACTGTTGTTGATAATAACTCAGGGAAAATCACTATTATCGATGGAACTCCTCGGGTGGCAGTTAAAACTAACCAACCTACGGAAATTATCATACACAGTGGTATTGGGGGTCGTTATGACTTCGATACTATTGAAGGTATGCTATTTAATAAAATCACCAGTGACTTTCTTAATCCAACCCTAAATACAGATATAAATAATATCCGTAATCTATGGACTCGAATAGGTGCTGAGATCGTGTTACTCCAAGCAGATGGAGAAGCCATATCAGCAGTTAATCAAGGTTACACCGATGGTAAGTTTACTCAAGCTCTCCTTGAAGCGGCTGTAGATGCTGAAGGTAGATTAGAACTTAGAGCATCAAGTATTGAACAAGACATTAACTCAATAGCAAATACAGTACTGGATATTACTCGATCCGATGATGGGGCTCTGGTCATCTTACAGAGTAACATAAACCAGACGGCAGAAGATATAATCAGTACAGTTCTACGTATTGATGCTATTGATGACCCAGTTACAGGTGTGTTGGCGGCACACTTAACTAGCATTCAGCAGAGTGCAGCAGAGATAGAATTGCGATTGAAAACTACTGACCTGGACACTCATCAGGTTATTGTAGACATGGGTACGAATATGTCTGCCATAGAAGGCAACATATCTAGTTGGGTTACTCAATTTGGTATATTAGATGGTTCATTCCAATCAGCACGATCTGAACTTACTGCGACTACAGCGAAGACGGAAATAGCTGAAGGTAGTGTTAATCAACATGAATGGAGGATCACAGCAGCAGAAACAATGCTCTCCAGCAAATGGGGTGTAACCATTGCAGAGACTACCGGAGGTATAAAATATGTAACTGGTGTAGGGTTATTCTTGCATCCTGACTGGCAATCAGGACAATCCTACGTAACAGGGAATTATGTCTTTTTCTTCGATGGTTCAACAGCATCTGTTTATATTGCTTTACAGAATCATGTGTCATCCTCTGCTAATAGTCCTTTATCTGGTTTAGGTACACATTGGTCGGTGAGCGCAGGGAGTAAGTCTAGCTTTATCATTCAGGCAGATGAACTCAAAGTAATCAGTCCTAATAACACAGTAACACCGTTACTCACTCTAAATGGAAATGCCCTAACTTTAGGCCCAGCAATCGCATTACGCTCTGCCAATTACGGGCATACCACTGAGCCGTGGTTTAACTTTAACCCAGCCACAGGGCAGGCTGAGTTAAGAAACATGACTATGACCTTCTCGGGTTCAGGTAAAACTGTTGTTCAGACAGCATTGAACGTAGCTGATGGTGCTACAGTAAATCAACCTGATGTTACCACCAATACTGCTATTTCTGAGGCAGCTAAAACAGCCACTAATTGGAGTCATGCAAGCAATGTCACAACTATTGATGGGGGTAAGATTTACACTGGTTCTATCGCTGCTGATAAAATAAATGTAACTAATCTATCTGTTGTGTCTACATACACTGGCGCATTGACAGTGGATAGTTCTATCACTGTTGGAAATGGTGCTAGTTTGACTTATATTTGCTCCAATGGGAAATGGTGGGAGGATAACGTTGGGGGTTTTTGGTTATCAAATGAGCCTTCTTGCACACTTTTTGAAGTGGGAAATGCAAACAGCAAAATATACTTTAACTCCGCTGAAGGTGTATTTCATGTAGTTGGGGACATAATAGCTACGGGGAATATAGTGGCTGACGGTGTATCAACACTACGAGTTTCTACGAGTGGATATAAGACAGTAGGACAAACTCCAATTATTATTTGCGGAGTCTACACCATACAAATACCAGCATGCAGTACAGGGGTCATACTAACGATTAACGCTCAAACAGGAGCTGCTCCGGTAGACACAGAGGTTTATTTTTTTATTACAAATATCGCCGGGGCTGTCATCGGAGGTAGCAATATGGGTATTACGAGAGGTAAAACAAGTATGTTTTCTTATGTTATCCCTTACTTCCCAGGCCCTTCTTGGGAGGATTTCAATCTTCAGTTCTATTGTTCAAACGATACCGTTAGCGTGGGAAGCGCATCGTTGACTGTAGTGGTAGCTAAAAGATGAAAGAATTTATTTATTTTTATTACAATACTGGGGCGATATTCCAGACGGTAAAATCAAGTTCACCAATAAGTACGCAGGGTACCCCTTCGGGGCTGGGAGTTATAGATGGGAATTGTGATATAGACAAGTCGTATATCGATATTTACGACTATTATGTCCTGAAATCAAAAACAGAATCTCCTGCAACCATAGATAAAACAACCATTCCTGCTAACTCTATTGACACCTGCATAATTTCAAACGTACCAAACCCATCCACGGTGACTATAGCCAGTACAAGTGAGATAGTAACAGATGGGGAATTCGAGTTCACCATAGACTTACCTGGGATTTACAAAGTAAAAATAGAATCGGTAGCCTACTTAGATAAAACCTTCACGGTAACCGCCACATGAGAGTAAACATCACACATTCAAAATTGGTTCGCGAATCTGAAATACGCCAACGCTACTCTGCACTGATGTCCCAGGTGGCACAACCATACACACAAACAGAGCGTGAAACCTGGTTCACTCAACTCAAAGAAGCTGACGCATTTATCCTTGATAACAACGCAGTTACGCCGCTATTATCTGCCATGGCTACAGCCAGAGGGATATCCATTAGCTTACTAGCCACGAAGATAAAAGAGAATGATGCCTTATTCTGCCAAGTGATCGGTGACTTATTGGGTCAGCAACAAGCAGAACTTGACAGACTAATTTTATCTGCTAATAATTAGACAAATATATCTAATTAGACAAATGTAGTTTACAATAAATATATTTTAGTGTAGTTGTCTTACACAAGTAGTTCTGAAATACCAAAAGGTAACTAACTTATGCCCCAGCCTAACATTGACAATGAAGAATTAGAAAGCAACGCAGAGCTGGATGATGTTGCAGAAGACACACCTAAAGTAAGAAAGGCAAAGTTACAGCCTGAGTGGAAGAACGAACCAACAGTAGAAATGCTCAAGCAGGATCTAATCGATGCTGATCCTGAGAACTCCACACATAAATCCAATGTCACCCGTTGGCTCAATAATATGTATGTAACTGGTAAAGCAAAGACTCTACCAGTTACAGGTAAATCTAGTGTTGTCCCTAAACTTATCCGCAAACAAGCAGAATGGCGATATGCTTCTCTGTCTGAACCGTTTCTGAGTACGGAAGACATCTTCAATGTTTCCCCTACAACAGCAGGTGATAAGAAACGAGCTGGTCAAAATGAATTGGTTCTGAACCAACAGTTCAATACTAAGATCAAGAAAGTAGCTTTCATAGATGAGTATGTTCGAGATGCTGTTGATATTGGTACTGTCCTGGTCGAAGTGGGTTGGTTGAGTGAAACTGAGTTGGTTAAGCAAATGCAACCAACCTACGATTTCACTCCTGAGCCAACGGGACAATTAGCTGAACAGTATAAACAGTTCATACAGATGCAGCAGGAAGACCCAGAAGGGTACATGGATTATTCTACACCTGGCTTAGATCAGGCATTGCAGTCTTTCCAAGTAGATGGTGTTGCTCTATTCCCCCAGCAGACCGGGGAGGAAGAAGTAGAGGTAGAGAAAGAAACAAAGAACCATCCTACTGTCGAAGTATGTGATACTTTAAATATTGTCATCGATCCTGGATGTAATGGTGACTTGGATAAAGCTGGTTTTATAGCCAAGAAGTTCAAGAGTTCACTTTCTAATCTCAAGAAAGATGGGCGTTATCATAATTTAGACTTCATCGATATTGAAGGTGCTTCACCCTTTGGTCAAGCTGACTACGATGAACCAACTGAAAATGGCTCATTCAACTTCACTGATAAACCCCGTAAACAATTTGTTGTTCACTCCTATTGGGGTTATTGGGATATTCATAACACAGGTAAGACAGCCCCTATCGTTGCTGCCTGGGTGGGTGATACCATTATCCGAATGGAAGAGAATCCCTTCCCTGATCGTAAACCTCCTTTTGTCAAAGTAGTTTATCTCCCAAAGAGAAAATCTGTCTATGGTGAACCTGATGGTGAACTATTAGAAGATAATCAGAAGATCTCAGGGGCTATTGTCAGAGGTATGATTGACCTAATGGGTAAATCTGCCAATAGCCAAACTGGTATGCGTAAGGACATGCTTGATGTAACTAATAAGCGTAAGTTCCTTCGTGGGGATAACTATGAATACAATGCCAATGTTGATCCTCGCATGGGTGTCTATACACACACTTTCCCAGAGATCCCACAGTCTGCCTATAACATGCTCACCTTACAGAATAACGAGGCTGAGTCACTAACAGGGACGAAAGCATTCAGTTCTGGGATTAATGGTCAAGCTCTTGGTTCAAGTGTAGGCAATGCTCGCGGTGCCATGGATGCAGCTAGTAAGAGAGAGATGAGCATTCTTCGTAGACTAGCTGAAGGTATTGTAGAGATTGGTAGAAAGATAGTCAGTATGAATGCTGTATTCCTCTCTGAAGAGGAAGTTGTTCGTATCACAGCAGAAGATTTTATCACTGTACGTAGAGATGACCTTGCAGGTGAATTTGACATTAAACTGTCTATATCTACTCCTGAAGCTGACAATGAAAAGGCACAAGAACTAGCCTTCATGCTTCAGACTAACGGCCCTAATGCAGATCCTGGTGAAGTACGCATGATCCGAGCTGAGATAGCCCGTTTACGTAAGATGCCAGATCTGGCCAAGAAGATTGAAGAGTATCAACCACAGCCAGATCCATTGCAAGTCATGAAGGCCCAGCTTGAGATTGAACTACTCAAGAAACAGATTGCTAAGGAAGAAGCCCTAACTCAGAAACACTCTTCTGAAGCCAGTGTGAATGTAGCTAGAGAGTACAAAGAAGGAGCTCAAGGTGAACTGAACGTAGCCAAGGCTGCAACTGAGGGAGCTAAGACAAGGAATCTACACAGCGATTCTGATAACAAAGATCTTGGATTCTTAGAACAAGAAAAAGGTGTTCATCAAGCTAGGGAGCTTGAGAAAATTGACAAGCAACAGGAACATAATATGCAAAGTAAAGCTATTGATGCTCACTTTAATAAGCAAGCTACCAAAGTTAAACCAACACTGTAAGTAGTATTAATGTTGTGGGTGCTCACAGCGATGACCAATAACGGTCGATAATTATCTCTTCTAGGAAACTAGAGAGGACACAAAAAGGATGGATCCATGAGTGGGAATAATGAACAAGAATTAGAACAGTTGGAGATGTCAATTGAGATGGCCCGTAAGAAAGTTACACTAGGTGAAGCTATTACCCAGTTGCAACGTAACCCTTATTTCAAGATGCTCATCCTTGATGAGTACCTGAAGAACTATACTGTACACCTAGTTATGAATAAAGCTAGTTACGGTATGCAGGGTGATAAAGACCAAAAGTTTATCAATGATCAACTCATTGGTATTGGTCATTTGGATCAATTCCTTCGTTACACTGCTCAGGAGGGTCGTGAAGCTGCTGCAGCAATTAAGGTTGATGAAGAGACAAGATCTGAAATTATGGGTGAGGCATAATCTATCATGGCTACTGATGATGACGCTGAGAACGATGTTACTCCAGAAGCTGAGGAAGATTCTACCTCTGATTATATGGGTCTCTCCGATGAGGACTTCCTCAAAACGGAGTCTCCATCCTCTGATGAGGATAAAAGTAAACCTGAACCAGATAATGTAGAAATAGATTCTACTGGGTCAACTGATACTACCAAGTCTGATGCAACTGTAGAAGATCCAGTTGTTGCTGATAAGACTGAAACCAAAGATGACACTACAGTTACAGATGAAACTGTAGAAGTTGATTATAAGGCTGAATTTGAAAAGGTAATGGCTCCATTCCAAGCCAATGGCATGGAGATGAAACCCAAGAGCATTGAAGACGTTACCCGTCTAATGCAAATGGGGGCCAACTATCATAAGAAGATGGCCGGCCTTAAACCATCCCTGAAGATCCTGAAGTTGTTGGAGAACAATCAGTTACTCGACCCAGAGAAGATTAACTTCCTGATTGATCTGAATAGTAAGAATCCCGCCGCTATAACCAAATTATTGAAAGAGAGTGGAATGGATCCACTTGATATTGATACCAAAGGCGATACTGCTTATACCCCTACATCCAGAAGTGTTAGCGATACAGAACTTGACTTGGATTCGGTGCTTGAATCGATCAAGGACACACCGACATACAACAAGACACTCACTATCGTAACTAAGGATTGGGATGCAAGTAGTCGTCACGCAGCAGCAAATGCCCCAAACACACTAGCCATCATTAATCAGCATGTAGCTGATGGCACGTATGAAAAGGTTATGGGAGCTGTGCAGTATGAACGTAGTTTAGGTAAGTTACAAGGTGTATCTGATTTCGATGCTTACAAAGCAATGGGCGACCAACTTTGGAACCAAGGCGTAATTGGTACATCTAACACTCAAACCAATACTACTGCTCCTAAAGTCACACCTGTCAAACCTAAGACACTTCCCGTTACTGATGCTAAGAGACAAGCTCAGAAGAAAGCTGCCAGCCCTACGGTAAACCAAGGTAAGTCAGCAGCTACTCCGAACTTCAATCCCTTAACTATGTCAGACGAGGAAATCGCTAAGTTTGATGAAAGTCGGTTAAAGGCATTCGCCTAAACCTGTTCCATGTCTACATCTAGTCAAAAATGACTAGATCCCTCCACAATCTAATCCCAATATAGGTGACTACTATGTCTTATGATGGTCAAGTTTATGGTGCCACTAACGGCAATACTTCCACAGTCGGTACTCAGTTACGTACCAATTTTTATCAGAAGAAAGCTCTCATTGATGTCAAGAAAGAGCGGTTCTTCGGTCAGCTTGCTGATGTTACTAACATGCCCAAGAACATGGGTAAAACTATCAAGTGTTATCATTACTTACCTTTGCTGGATGATGCTAACCTGAATGACCAGGGTATTGATGCCAATGGTGTTGGTTCAGATGATACGTCATTTGAAGCACAGGTAGTTGTCACCATGTCAGATGGTAAGAGTATCCCTCGTATCCCGCCTTACTTTGGTACGTCTTCTGACAACAAAGTACATTTTACTGGCATTGGAACCTCTGCTGCCCTTGCCGCAGACGCTGCCGGTACTGCTGTTCTTAACTGGATCACTGCTACGACTGCCAGTGGTGGTCTTGGTCAAGTAGCTGCAAGTATCGACGCTGCTGAAGTTCTGTGTACTACTGGCGGTGCAGTTTACGCCCTTGGCTTCCGCTTTGCTGATGGTGTGGGTGTTGCACTCACTGGTGTAGAAATGCTCAACACTGACCTGGAAGCTGCTGCCAGACCTCACTCTGGTAATCTGTATGGTTCAAGTAAAGATATTGGAACTATTAGTGGTAAGCTCCCCTACCTATCTGAAACTGGTGGTCGGGTTAACCGGGTTGGTTTCAAGCGTATCACTCTTGAAGGCACTATTGCCAAGTTCGGTTTCTTCGACGAGTACACCCAGGAAACCTTGGACTTTGATACTGACGCTGACTTGGAGATGCACATCAATCGTGAGATGCTTCGTGGTGCTAATGAGATCACTGAAGACGCCTTGCAGATTGACTTGATCAATGCTGCTGGCCTAGTTCGTTATCCCGGTACGGCTACCTCAGTAACGGCGATGACTGGTATTGGTACCACCCCAACGGAAGTATCCTATGGTGATCTACAGAAGTTGTCTGTGGACTTGGATAATAACCGTTGTCCTAAGCATACTAAGATCATCACTGGTACTCGGATGGTTGATACCAAAGTAATCAATGCTGCTCGTATCTTGTATTGTGGTTCTGAGATGCAAGAGACTCTGGAGCGTATGAAGGACTACTTCCAGAACCAGGCATTCATTCCATTGGCTAAGTATGCTGCTGCTGGTTCAGAGATTAATGGTGAGATTGGTTCCATTGGTAACTTCCGTATCGTCATTGTGCCTGAGATGCTGCACAAGGCAGGTGTAGGTGTCAATGAAGGTGTGAACACTGGATACCGTGTCACCTCCGGTAAATATGATGCCTACCCTCTGTTGGTTGTTGGTTCTGAGTCCTTCACTACTATTGGCTTCCAGACTTCTGGTAACTCCGTGAAATTCAAGGTTTATCATAAGGCTCCTGGAGAAGATCAGGCTAACACTGCTGATCCTTATGGTGAAACCGGCTTCATGAGCATCAAATGGTATTATGGCTTTATGGCTCTCAGGCCGGAACAGATTGCTCTGGTATGGTCAGTTGCGAGATGGTAAGCACTATTAACCAATAAACTGAGCCTCCCCTGAAATAGGGGAGGCTTTCTATATCAACTGTTACCTGACACAAATAAAGGTGAGATTACTATGGATGAATTATTAGAGAATGACGAAGATGTAGTAGTGGAGAGTGAGCTCGATCTATTGAAAGAACGGGCTGTACAGATGGGGGTATCTTTCCATCCTGCTATTGGGGTGGATAAGTTACGTGATAAGATCAACGCTGTTTTGAATAGTACTGATTCAGTTAGTGAAGATGAGATAAGTGAACCTACAGTTCAAGTAGCTAAACCAAGTAATCAGGTATCAAAAGCAGATTTGATGCGCCAGTATCATGTCCGTTTGCGTCAAGAAGCTAATAAGCTGATTCGTGTACGAGTTACCTGCATGAATCCCAATAAGAAAGATTGGCCAGGTGAAATCATCAGTGTTAGTAATGCTGTCATTGGTACGGTAAAGAAGTATGTTCCTTTCAATATTGAGGAAGGTTACCACATACCTGCTGTACTACTTACCCTGCTTAAAGAAAGACAGTATCAGCATTTTACGCGAATCAAACTCCCCAATGGCCGTGTACAAATAAAGCCAAAGATGCTACCTGAATTTGCCATTGAAGAGATGACTCCTCTTACCAAACAAGAGCTCGATGCTTTAGCCCAGCGACAAGCAATGAGTAATAGTGTCGAATAAAGGATAAGCTATGACAATAATTATGGATCATATCAGTGTAACTGGGGCTGATATTGGTAGTTCAAATATAGCCCTCTTAACAGAGGGTGCTATTAATGGTGCGGGTATCTTTGATACTCTGATCCGTACTGTAAAGTTACACTTGCAAGAAGAATATGACCAAGGTCGTATTAGTGGCAAGGAATACAGCACTGTATATCTTGGTGCATTAGCTGCTGTGTTGCAACAGTCTGTATCTTATATGGTAGCCAACAAAGAAATGGAGAAGTCTGATGCAGTTATTGGCCTAACTCGTCAACAGATCGTTACAGAGTTAGCCAAGACAGATGACACTATTCCTGAGCTCTTGGCTTTCAATAGTACAACTGCAGTAGCAGGTTTGATGGGGCAAGAACAGGATATTAATGCACAGAAGATCCTGTCTGCTATAGAAGAAGTGGCTAAAGCTAAAGATGAGAGAGCATTGCTTGGGCAGAAGATTGTAACAGAACTAGCCCTTACAGATAACTCTTTAGTAGGGGCGAATACAGAAGGTTACGGGTTCAATAGTTCCAATACTATCGCAGGCACTATTGCTCTGGAGAAGCTAAAGATATCTGCAGAAACCACTCTACTCACACATAAGTCAACCACTGAAGTAGATAGTGATTTATTGGTTCAAAAAGAGATAACCAAAGCTACAGCGGAGATTGCCTTATTAAACCAAAAGACTGTCTCTGAGGTAGCACAGACAGTAGATGGTAGTGTCACAGGTGTAATTGGTAAGCAAAAAGAGTTGTTTGCTGCTCAGACTGCTGGATTTGCCCGAGATGCAGAACAGAAATTACTCAAGATCATGATTGATCCACTTGTTGCTCGGATAGCAGGAGACTCAGGTATTCTGTCTCCCACCAATCTGAATAACAATAATCTTAACGTAGCCATAGCAAAAGCTATGACTGGTATTGCCGTAACCCCGGTGGCTTAATGGGTTTATTTAGTAGTAAGACTGTAGTCAATGTATTCTCTAATGCCATCCCATTGGTAGATGAGGATTATAACCCTGTCACACGTACTATCCTTAACGCAGTACTTAACAACAGGGACATAGCACAGAGTCTCACTGCTAATCTTATTACAGGCACATCTATGTGTGTGAATAACATGCTGGAGTATGCGAGAAACCACTATACTCTTGGTTTATCGCAAGGCACAAAGCATGTTACTCCCGCCATAGATGATGCCGATCTTGAGGCCATTATAACAGGTAATTTATCACTGCCTTATGGCTGTGTTCTGGATTACAGTTACATATCACCCCTTACTGTTGATCACGTTGTACTCCCATTTTTGGTTAATACCCGAGGCTATGATTTAGCCACTGATCGTGTTGCAATTACAAAAGCTCCTCCTGGTTTGAACTTACCCGCTTTCTATCAGAATGATAAAAGAAAGCCTTTAACTCACAATATTTCAGTTGAAGCTGTCACTTATGATGTCCTCACGAACACTGCCAATATTCATTATAAGTTAGTCTCATCCTACAAAGCTATAAGCTATGTCATATTAAGTTTAGAGCCTGAATCTCTGGTTACAACACCTCCTGTATTTTGTGATGAAACATACATAATACCCGCAGGTACACGTATTGGTAGAACCTATTGTATAGCCCATTACTTTGAACTAAACTCATCCTACAATGCAGCAGGTTTAAGTAAAGTATGGCTCTATGATATTGGTGCTGGTCTATACCCTGAAATAACAAATGCTACCATCCCTGATCCAAATTTAGACTTCTTCCCCGTTGTACCTATTCGTTATTATAATGCTGACTTAACTTCTGTTGGTTATCGAAATACAGATCTTTATAAAACGAGTAAGCAACTATTAAAAAAGGTGAATCTGGATATTAATGTACTAGGGGATAGAATTAATGATAATCCTAACGTAGCTGAGATCGATCACGCCTACGTTATGTTTGGTATAAATCTTCAATCAAATAAGAAAGAGAGTTTACTTTACTTGATTGAATTCTTCGACTCTCTTTATGATGAAGCTATCATCGAGGAAGACGCTTATATTAATTCTCAGCTAAATGATGGAGTTGTAAAACAGGTTTACTATAATTTCAATGGTGCCATTGTACCAGGAGGTGTAACCACTGAGACTTCTTATACCTCAGATGAGTCAGGAAGTTACACGACTACGCATACCATCATCAACAGCACAACAGCCGCCAGTCTAACTGAATCAGGGCTTGACACTGCGATTAGATATAGTTCAATTCGTTCCTGTTATAAGCATGGTTCAATAGGTGCAATAGGTGCGGTGACTAAAGCATTTGTCAGTAGTGTCAGTTACATCTCTACAGGTATAATCAATTCCAGAACTACAGTAGATAGTTCTCAGTTAATTCTATGTCACCAGATTACGGCTTCCATGTATAAAGAAGTTGTTGTCACTGGTCTGACCCATGTGAATAATGTATACAAAGGGTATTCTGTAACAACAACCATAACAGCCCTTATCAATGATGCTGATAATGATAATTTTATTATTCCACTACACTATGGGATATGTAAGAGACTACCACTATCAACTAGAAACAGCCTTTATTTACAGTCTCTCCACATTGTCATTAACGGGTACCATAAGACTAAAGTAAAATGGTATCAGAAGAGTTTTTTTAAGTTCTTCGCTATGGTAGTAGTAGCTGTATTCGCAGTGGTGACTCAGCAATACTGGATGTTGGCTGCAATGATGGTTACGGAAGTGTTGACTAGAATAGTACCGTCAGATGTAATGATGGCATTAAAACTGGTTTATACTGTCTATAACATAGTCACTGCTAATTGGGGTGCAATAGTCGCAAACATGGCTAGTGCATCCCAACTACTCAGTATGGTGTCTTCCCTAGCTGACTTGGCGCAGATCCCTATGCAACTGCGTCTTGCAGATACCATGGGTGAAATAGAAGATTTGGCTGCAGAGAAAGTAATTAAAACCAAGTTACTTGAAGATGCTTGGGCAGCATTAGACACAGACTCATTACTTGACGCCGGTTTATTATTGAATTCTCCTAAATTACAATCGATACCAAATGAAAGTCCTTCTGCCTTCTATACTCGTACTCTAATGAATAATGCTGGCGTATTAACGCTGAATATAGTAGAAAACTATCATGAATCGATGCTCTCCCTTCCTGAAGTAAATTCTTACTTCTCCCCTTCTTATTCCTAAGAGGTGTCTATTATGGCTGGTTATACCCCATTTACCGACTCATTCACTGATGAGATGTACAAGAATGCTGGAATGGCTAATCCATCCAATCCAAGTATTACGGACATTGTGCCTACTGCTGGTGCTGATGCTGCATCCAAGTCTTGGAGCGAATTGTTATTCGGTAAAATGAATGGCAATACAGGAATTAATCCTGGTGGAATGGCTCTACCTCTACTTGGCGCAGGATCTGCTTTACTCAATGGTTATACTGGTTTCCAGAATATGAAATTAGCTAAAGATACTCTGGACTTCCAGAAGAACGCCTTTAGTAAACAGTTTGAGAACCAACGTACTCTAGTAAACAATGAGATTCGCGATAGAGAAGCGGTGAGACAAAGACAGGATTCTTCATATAAACCCTCTCTGCAGACAGTCTAAGGAATACTCCTATGACAATGATAACTTGGCAGAATGTAGAAACGCCTAGATTCAAAGACACAATAGATGCAACGACAGCAGCTAATACACAGCTTGCAGGTATCCTCGATCCTCTCAAGACGATGGTCACTGATGCTCAAAAGCAAGAGAAGACAAACTTCGATGCTCAGGCTAAACTGAATACACAGAAGTTAATAGCAGTAGCACAGAGTTCAGATAGTGTGGATCAGCTAAAGAATGAATTTAGCATGAAGAACATGATAGACTCCCAGGGTGGAGCTGCCATGGCAGACTTCGGTGCTGTCTTGAATGCGGCCAGGGATCGTAAGGGAGTTGTAGCTGATGAGAACACACAGAAATTGTATGCTGATGTACGAAACTTCACAGATATCAATCAATTGAATACTGAGTTTGACCCTGGAGTGTTGCAACAGAAGTTTGGTATTGGTGGATACAACCAAGATATGGTTGATAAGCAGGTGAAGGATCGAGTTGGTATTCTGAGACAGGAAGCTACTGATGAAGTGGTTGCCAATAGTCCTACGTTTAAGACACATGCTGAGATTAGTGATTATCTCAACAATGGTAAGTTCAGTAACCAGAATCTCGATAGAAAGGAAGTAGAGACTGCTCTGGTTAATAAGTTGAATGGGGTTCAAGCTGATACCAAGGCTGTATGGGATAAACAGTCCCATGACAATAGCATGCAGGAACATGCACAAGCTACAGCTCTTTATAATAAAAATCTCAACACAGATAACGCATTTAGTAGTCTTATCCCCGAGGTAATGGCTGGTGGTGATTTCAATAAACTTATCACCAAAGCTGGGAGTTTACCAGGTGTTGACACAAATAAACTAATAGCTAACTTGACCTCATTCCAAGAAGCTCGATCTAAAGGTACACCTCAAGAGCAGCTAGATATGGAGCGTTCCGTTATCAAGGGTAGTGCAGAGGTAGACAACAATACATTGGGGTTTACTCAGAGTATACAAGATCTGACTAGCACTGCAGCCAAGGTGAACCCTATATCAGCCGGAACCAAGAAGGCTATTGAGACTTACGCCCTTACTACGGATAATCCTCAAAAGGCAATAAAAGACCAACTTCTGGCCGGTGCAGATTGGGGACAAAGTGGTGCGGGGGATATTGATAAAGCCTATAAAGCTGCTGCAGATAGGGGATTAACTCTAGCGCAACAACATGAAGTTGTGTTAGAGGCTTTCACCAGGACTAAAGCAAGTGGCGCTATGTGGGGTAGTAAAACAGGTAGCAATTTCTTACAAGAAGCAACTAACTTAACTACTAACACACTGAAAACAGTAGAACTGAGTAATAGTATTGAGGAGATGAACAAATTAAAAGATCAGTACACTACAATGGGTAAAGCGGCAGTTATTAAGAATTCTTTAGATTTCAAAGGTAGGATGATTCAAATAGGGAATGACTCTCAGACAGCAAGTCCATTATCTGATCCTGGATTGGATAAACTCAAGACTATAATAGAGAAGAAGGATGCAGACGTTAAAGCAAAGTTGGTAGAGTTGACTACAGCACAAGCTAAAGCTGCTTTGGGTAACCCTAGTAGTAATGGTGGTAGTTCTAGTGTGATATCTACTAACCCTTCTACTCTCACACCTGAAGACTTACTAAAAGCTGATCTTATGTCTAGTCTTAACAAGACAGGGACTACAAACCAAACTAATGTACTAACCCCACAAATAGACCAAAGTAGAGTAACTGAAATACCCGCTCATACACCATTAACGGTGCAAGCTATTATTAAGGATCATCGAGATCGTGTTCGCTATGGAGAAGAGTACATGAAACAGCAAGGACGTTAATAATGCCCACACCTATGGACGTATTTACCATACCATCCCAGAGCAAAGCAGATGCATTACAGAGTACCTCTGAAGCGAAAGCTGTTTTGGTATCAGATATATCAGCACAGAAACGTGCTGATATGTTACAGCCGGTAGAAAACGCGATACAAGACGTTTCCTCTGCTAGTATGGGTGAGGCTATCAATAGCTTGCGCTCATCTCTTAATTCCTATTACGCTGCACCTTCACCTATTAAGGCTCCCATACACGAAGAAACCCTTATGGAAGCTGCATCCCGAGGTGGGTATGAAGCTTTGATGGGTGTACCCATGACAGCGGTTGGTTTAGCTGCTGGAGGAGCTGCAATAGGCGAGAAGGTATTTGGTAAAGGTGGATATGCTACGGATCTAAAAGAATCTGCTGTAAATAGTTATCGCCAGTTTGAAGAAGAGTTAGGTAAGAATTCTCGTCCAGAAGACTCAGCAACCTATTCATATAACCAAGCCAAGGAAGGGAATCTTGGAGCTCTAATATCATGGGCAGCTCATGGATCAGGATATGTTGGTGCTCAACTTGCTTCTATGCTTGTTGGTGTAGGTATGGTTGAGAAGGGTGTAGAACTCACTGGTAAGAAGGCAGTGGGTCAACTCATGAAAACATGGGTTGAGAAAGAAGCAGGACTCCTCGCTGGTGAAGCTGCAGTTACACCTGAGATCATTGCTCAGGCTACTTCACAAGTAGCTAGTAAGGTGGGTCAGCACATTGGTATGGCTGCTACTGGTTATGGTATGGAAGGTGGTGAGATACTCGGTGATCTTGCCTCTAAGACTGTAGGTGCAGACGGTAAGAGCACTGGAGAACTCTCTAATGAGCAGATTCTCAAAGGTCTGGTAGGTACAGGGGTTGCAGGTACAATTGAATATGGAGAAACATTACTTGGTTGGAATGCCCTTAAAGGCAAGTTAGGCAAACTCCCTATTAAGAACATAGGTGATATAGATGGTTTAGCCGGCAAAGCCGTAAGAGCGGGTTTAGGTGGTGCTGAAGTAGCTGTTGCTGAAGGAGCACAAGAGTTCGCTCAAACAGGTGTTGAACAAGTAGCAAAAGGTGATCCTGTAAACTACACAGAAATGGTAGATGCTGGTTGGCTCGGTGCATTAGGAGCACAACATGCAATTCTCGGTGGAGCAGTTAGTAATTCCTCACGCGAAGAGCTAGTCAAAAATGTCTTAAAGCAGGCAGACACTTTAGTTAAAGCATCTTCGCAACCTGATCATGTGGAGAAGATCCAAGGTGCAGTAGAGGTTAAAGATGTAAGTCAATATGCTGACCCAAAGAATGAGAACTATAATCCAGAAGTAGGTGTGTCAGCTCTCAAAGTAATGAGTGAGCAGAAAGATACTCCTGCCATTGATAAAGACTCACACTACAACCAAGCTGTTGCTATCTATAATGGATTACAGGAGAAAGCAAAATCTGTACTAGACTCAGTTGGTAAGGGTGAGACACTGGAGAAAGATGCAGAAGCCTATGTAGATAAACTCACCCAGATTCGTGTAAACATTGGCCCTATGATACAAGCCATGGGGCCAAAGGGTACTACCTCTCCTGCGTTGAAACAGAAGCTCCTAGAAGCACAAGATAGTATGGGTGTGAAAGAGGCTATATCTAATATTCTTGGTTCAGATGCTAGAGGTCAAGATATAGAAAGTAAAGATATCCCTACTGAACAAATACTCAATAATACCAATGTTGATGACAGCACAAAGCAATTGGTTAAAAGTTATCAAGAATTGCTTGATAGTCAGGCTGAGATAGTATCTCAACGAGAGAAACTAAAACCATCCAATGAGAAAACTACCCTAGAAGTAACTGATAATATATTCAATAGTTCTGGTGAGCAGAAGGGTGTCAATATGTACATCTCTGCTATTCAGAATGCTGTGACAGAAGGTAAAACTGAAGTTGCACAGAAAGAACTCGATGGTCTTACTGCCTTTGCCGAACAAAAGCAGCAGAGAGCAACCGACTTCCGTGCTGCTATGAATGGGACTGTACTCCCTGCAAAGTATAACCAAGGCAGGAAGACACCCTATAAAATAACTGGCGCATTCAAGGATACTGTTAAAGCTATGGAACTGGAGGCAGCAACTCTAGGCAAGGCTGTTGTATTTGGTTCTAACATAGTTGGTTTACCCTCCGCATCAAATCCCCCCATTGTCTCCTCTTCCCCCGAGAACGTGTCCTCCCCACGTTCTGTCCCCCCAGCCGTTCTCACGGCACAGGCCAGTACAATGTCCTCTACATCCTCCGCCCGACCTCTGGCCAAGGTTGAGGTAGAGGGTAGTTCTTACAAATTAAGTGATAGCGCCCAACCGGGTGTAGTCAATATAGAGAAGATCTTGACTGGTTTAAAGCCTGCAGCTATTCAGACTATGCACAGCAATGCAATAGAAGGCACCGCTAAGAAGGTAGTCATAACAGACTTCATGCAACGCAATGGTATTGAAACCAATACTAATGAATCTATTGCGACAGAGCCTGCGGGCAACAAGGTGGAGCCTGCGACACCGCCAGTTGCAGAGCAGGCGATGGAAGCAGATAAGAATACTGAACAAACAACACCCCCAACGCCTCTGAATGAGACTAAGCAAGTAAAGGCAAGCGCACCATCTGGGGTTACTTATACTAAATCAACCGAGTCTGCTAATGCAGCTCAAACCAATAAATCTCAACAGGAGAACCAAGATGGCCAAGGCAAAGGGAACCAAACCAAAGAAGTGCTAAAAACTGAGGAGGGGTCTGCTAATAAAGAGACTCCTCCTACAGTTGTGTCAAGTGAATCTGACACTAAATCTGTTGTCATTAATGAAACAGGTAAAAGTGATACACAAAGTAATTTGTCGTTAACAGATAAGATACAAGCCAATGTCAAAGACATCACAATTAGACAAGACAGGAATGACCTCAGACCAAATGATGCAACTGTGGTTATGGGTGATACAAATAGTAGTCGGGCAGGAAAGACAGTTGAATCCAAGGAAAAAGTGAATACCTCTGCTCTCCCTGAAACCAAGAATTTCATAGCTAAAGCATTAGACTATGGGATCCATACGGCTAGTGATTTCCTTGGTTCAATACGGGATAAGTATAAAAACGGCAATTTGAACCAAAATGAGAAAGCCGTATATGCCCATATTGGTAAGTATATAAGCGATACGATTGACACAATTAAAGGGAATAAAGATAAGAAGATCACTGCTTTATTTTATGACAGAGACTCAGCACGAGATATCATAGCCAATACTACAGATGACAAGCAACGAGTGCAGTATGAAGGTTACTTGCTCGAAGATCCTCTGAATGAATTGGCTACTGATGGAATACTACCTGATAAAATTGCCGAAGCAATAGGGGCAGTAAGTTATAAATGGCTCGCTACCCGAGGTAGTGAAACTTGGTTCAATGAAGACAAAGACATTATCCAGATGTTTGACTTGGATGAAGATGCTGAGATAATTGGTGCAGCCCACCAGCATATACAGAGACTTGGTACAAGCGTATCTGCTTTGAGTGAGTCTATTGGTAGAGATATCTATAAGATGCTTGGCTACAAAGCTAAAGACACAACTCAAACCCAGCACCAGGAGCGTATGGAAGTTGCTCTTGGTTTAATGGCTCTAGCTAGTATGGAGAAGATGGGCATGTTAGAGAGGAAGACTGTCTCCAGATCTGCCTTTACCAGACTTGAGAACGCTATCAAGGCAGAAGACAGTACCTTCACGATGACGGCACAAGAGTTTGCTGTACCTAATATAAAGAAAGCGATGGCAACATGGCGTGAAGCCTACAAAGGCAAAATATCCGATAGAGAGGCAGAATCTAAGAAGTATTCTGCTGAGATTGGTGCCAATATCAAATTCTTCCGAATTAGTGATAAAGCCAGAGGGGATGGTAAGACCACTGGTATCAAAGCCACATACAATAAGTCAGATAGGACTTGGGATAAGCTATTCAGTAAAGAACAAGACATTACCCAATACGGTTGGGAAGAGTTCGAAAATCAGGGCATGGAGAAACTCCATAAGTCAGATCAGGTAGCCACTGCTAAACAGACAGAGAATAAGAATCGTAATGAGAATAGACCATTCTTCATGGCTCATAATACAGTTAATGTTCTTGACTTCCTGGCGCAAGAGTATCGCGATAATATCCTTGGTAAAGAACCGGAGGAAGGTCTACAAGAAGACCAAACTCGGGCTACCATAAGCACCAATGTAGGAATTGACAGACTGTATGACCACATGCAGGCATGGAAGCAATCAGCTATGCAACAGCCAGCTAAGTTAGCATCCCTATTCTATATTCCTGCTTGGTTCGGTGCTAATGATCGTATGTACCAAGCAGGTACAATTAACCTTCAAGGTAATAAGATCCATAGATATACATTCAGTATGTCAGACTGGATATCCAAGTTTAACCCGAGTGACACAGTAATGTCTGAGCTATTCCATGAAGCAGTGGGACAGTCCCTGGGTATCGAAGTTAGTAAAAGAAGCACCTGGGGGGTTACTCGAAAGGAAATCCAAGATAAATTGGATAACCCTATTATCCAAGAAGCACTACATGCCATAGACAAGATACTGGATATAGTCAACACAGACACAGCCCTAGAAGAAGCTGATCTTGCCATTCTAAGTAAGGATCTTGGTTCAGACAAGCTCAATGAATACTCAGCATCAATAGCAGCCGGGGTAGCATTTGGTAAAGAAGCTGTACACAGTCTGAAAGGGTTGATTGAATATCAACGATTCCAACGAGCCAAAGCTGCTGAAGCTACTGCCATTAAGGAAGATAAAGAAGTTATTCCATTCACCACAGATCTTACGATTGAGATAGATGGTAAAGCCAATGGTTCTGCTATTGGCGGTCTACAAATGACTGCAGGTACACTAACCAAGGAACAACTAGCTATCTATGAAAGTGTCGGTATCAGCTTCGCTAGTGAACGTCAAGAGAGTGCTCATTCTAGTGTACCAGACCCATATCAAGCAATAGGCGGGACAGCCAATACTCTGATCAAAGGACAAATGTCTGCTGCTCTTAAATTGGTTCAATCTGCTACAGGGAGTGCAAAGCAGAAAGCTGTTATGGCCTTGAACACACTAAAGGCGTCAGAATCCCTCTTAGGTCGCTTGAACGATCCTGCTGGTGCATTGACTGATGCAGCTAGAAAGCTCGCTAAGAATCGTTCTGTTGAGGCTCTCTATGGGGCAGGGATACTAAAGGTTAAGCACGGTTTGATGAATAGTGTGCTTATCAAAGGTGTAATCCAGAAGAAACTTACCCAATTTGCTAATTCTGATCTCACCACTGTAAAAGTACAAACAGAATATGCAGAGTTCCTTTTGCAAGTCAATACCATGGCCGGCACTACTGATACCATGGAATTTGGTAAGGATGTACCCTTAACCAAGAAAGACATCTTGGGTATCAAACTTAGCTCAGGCGTAAGAAAAGGGTTGTATGCTAACCTATCCGACAACTATGGTGAGGCTATATGGCAAGGCATAGCAACTATCTATGAGGATATCAGAAAGACACGAGAACCGTTAAATAGAGCCATTACCGTAGCAGTAGCATATTACAATGCTGCTTACTCACATCTCATTGAGGAACACCTAGACAAGCATGGAGAGATTACCGTAGGGGATCTTGCCAGAATCAGAGAGCAGATTAAAGGCTTATTCCCCCGGGTAAAGACACCATTCTACGATGCTAAGACAGACACTGGTTACATCGAAGTTGCTGAATTCGAACGTAGCAAAGACTATGCAGAGCTTGA